CATATATATAGAATGGGGTGCCACATATTTACCTAAAATTACAGGGTCATAGTAAAAATCATTTGGATGTTCACCACTTTTGTTGTATAATTATATATAAAATAAGTAGATCAACTAAAATTATTAAAACTTATTTGAATATTTTTTATTTTTTATTATTTTTTTAGAGCTAATAATGAATTTACAAGAAGATTCTATTGTATCTCCGTATGTTAACCTTCAAGGTCTATTAAATCTAAGTGTACTACAGGAAACTAAAGATGATTTCCTGTCATTTGTCCGTTTAATGGCCCCGATGCTTGTCTCCGATTGGAAGATGGGTAAGCATATAGAGGTAATTTCCAATAAATTAAGACAATTAGAGGCTGGAGAGATAAAAAGGCTGATGGTATTCCTACCACCACGGAGTTCCAAGTCTGTTATCTGTTCCAAATTGTTTCCAGCATGGTATATAGGGAGAAATCCAGAACATGAAATTCTTACTGTTTCTCACAGTGATCAACTTTCTAGTGATTTTGGCCGTTCTGTTCGTGACGTTGTTAACTCTGAACAGTTTCAGGAGATATTTAAAGGAGTTTCGTTACGGACGGACGTTAGAGCAGCAGGAAAGTGGAAAACAAACCAGAATGGCACCTATTACGCAGCCGGGGTCCGTAGTCAGATTGCAGGACGAGGGGCTAATATAGCCATATTGGACGATGTGATGTCCGAAGAGGACTCATATTCCGAAGCTGGCCGTAGATATGTCAAAGAATGGTATCCTGCTGGCCTACGTACACGTATAATGCCCAATGGTTCCATACTCATCATTAATACAAGGTATCATTTCGATGATTTATGTGGCTGGTTGCTAAAACAACAAGAGGAAATGAGTGAATATGAGACTCTACCTTGGGAAGTTGTACGAATACCTGCATGGTTAGATGATGAAGCGGCAGAACTTTTAGAGCTACCAGTGGGTTCTTCCTATTTTCCCGAATGGAAGCCCAAAGAAGTATTACAAATTGATGAGAATGAGATTAAAGCCTCGAATGGAGCACGATACTGGAATGCATTGTACATGCAAGATCCAACTCCAGAAGAAGGTGGACTGATAAAGAAGAAATGGATACGAGAGTGGGAATACGAAGATCCACCAACATGTGACTTTATCCTGCAAACATATGATACGGCCTTTTCCACTCGAACTACGGCAGACTTTAGTGTAATACAGACATGGGGTATATTCTCCATGTTTGATGAGGAGGAAGACGGACGAGAATCTTATGTATCCAATCTGATTCTTCTTGGTAATCTTAAAGGTCGCTTTGAATATCCAGAACTACGTAGAATATCACAAATGTTGTACGATCAGTTTAAACCAGATGTATGTATTATAGAGAAGAAGGCAAGTGGTCAGTCACTCATACAGGATATGAGAAGAAGTGGCCTACCTATAAGAGAATATCTTCCAGATAGGGATAAAGTCAGCAGGGTATATGCAGCTTCTCCCATGATGGAAGCAGGAAAGGTTTGGATACCTGTACATAAGAAGTGGGCTGCTGATCTTATAGAAGAACTGATACAGTTTCCCAATGCAGCCCATGATGATCAGGTAGATGCCTTGACAATGGCTATACATTTCCTAAGAGAATCATGGCATGTAACACATCCAGAAGATCCTCAATGGGAAGATGAACCAAGAAAGCAACAAAGGGTTGCATATTGGAGAACTTAGGTGTATAATGGAGTTAAAGGGGAACTCTCGTGGCTAATGATAAGAAAACAAATTTACCTGATATAATACCTGAAGTAGATCGGAGGGAAGTTTTACGTGGTGGTCTAGCAACAATAGGTAGAGCCGTTCTGCCTTCCCTTCCCGGTGCTATAGCAGATCTTACTCTAGGTGATATAGTACCTAGTAAATCAAAAGGATCTTCACCTGAAGTTCTAAAATCTTTAGTATCTAAGTTCCTAGATCTTGGTAATGAAAGAGAAGATATGGAAATGAATCCTGACTATGTAACACATGGAATAAATTCATGGAAACATCTTAAGAATGCTCTATCAGATAATTTTCACAATTTAAAACAAGAATTAATGAAGGATGGAATTAGTGAGGATAAAGCTAACTATATAGCTACACGATTAGCTAGAGATACTTATCAAGGTTATATGTCGAATCTGGACAAATATTCTAAATTTATTGGATACCATTATGGAGAGGAAGGTAAAGAACCAGAATTTGAAATACTTTCTGGTGAAGAATTAGATACTGCAATAGAAACAGAAATGGAAAATATTATCAATACTGCAATAAAAGATTATGAAGCTGGAGAACCTGTAGGAACTAATTTTGATCAGATAGTTGATGTGTGGGAAGATGATGAAGAATCGGAAGATGATGAATTTTCAATAGAAGATATTGTAGCAGAACTTCCAACTGAAAGAAAAAAAGATACACCAGAAGAACGTATAAAAGATGTAGGTAAAACGGTTGGTACACATGCATTAGGAAGATTACTAACTCAACTGGCTGATAAAAAAGATACAAAGCCTAAAGGTTCAAAACAGATAACAGGTCCAAAAGAAACTGATAAGCCATCTATAAATAAATTACTATCAGCTCTATCAGTATTTAAAAGAGGAACTCCACTGGGAGCTGCTGCTTATGTAATGGGTCCAACACCTACAGCACATGATGATGATTATGATTTTCAAATACCAGTAGATAGATAAAGACGGGAAAATAAATATGGCAACAGAACGAAATCCATTTGAACAAATACCACAGGAAGTATCTAATGTAGTTCCTATGAGTCCTGTTCCTATGGAAGAAGAAACAGAAGCAACATTTGAATTAGATCCTGATGGTGGAGTTACTGTAGATTTTAGCAATACTGTTGAAATGGAAGCAGAAGCTCCTATAAAAGAATGGTATACAAATCTTGCAGAAGATCTAGATGAAAGTACTCTGGGAGAAATTGCAGAGGATACTTATAATAATTACGATGCAGATAAGAACTCCCGACAAGAATGGGAGTCCATGTTTGAACGTGGCTTCGATCTGCTTGGTCTGAAGATACAGGAATCCTCCGAACCATTTGAAGGTGCATGTACGGCTGTACATCCATTGCTAATTGAATCAGCCGTGAAGTTCCAGAGTAAAGCATCACAGGAATTGTTTCCATCAGCAGGTCCGATAAAGACACAGATACTTGGCAAGTCCACTCCTCAACGTGAGACACAAGCTAATCGTGTTAAGAACTTTATGAACTATCAGCTTACAGAGCAGATGCCAGAGTACTTTGACGAATTTGAAAAGATGCTCTTCCATCTTCCATTAATAGGCTCTGCATTTAAGAAAGTATATTACGATGCAAATCTTAAACGACCAGTGTCAGAATTTGTACCTATTGACCAGTTTTACGTATCTTATTATTCCAGTAATCTTTCCAAGGCTGACAGGTATACACATGTAATTTATCGTAGTCCAGTTGATTTGGCAAAAGATATTCGTTCAGGAATATATTCCGATACAGAATTACCGGAAGCATCCAATCCTGAACCCACGGCATTTGCATCCAAGATGGATACAATATTAGGGTTCTCTCCAACACAGGATACAGATCCTCAATATGTTTTACTGGAACAGCATTGTTATCTGGAATTGGATGAACCTAATAAAGAAGAGGGAATAGCACTTCCCTACATTGTAACAATAGAAGAACAATCCAGAAAAGTTTTATGTATTCGTAGAAACTATAAACCTGATGATCCGAATAAAGAAAAAGTGAATCACTTTGTACATTATAGATTCGTACCGGGTTTTGGTTTCTACGGTTTTGGCCTCATGCACTTCCTTGGTAATCTAACCATGAGTGCTACAGCAGCAATGAGAAGTCTCATTGATGCAGGTCAATTTGCGAACCTGCCGGGAGGCTTTAAGGCAAAAGGTGTTAGGATGGTTGGTGACAATGATCCTATCAGCCCCGGTGAGTTTAAAGAAGTTGAATCTACAGGTATGGACTTGGCAAAGGCTATCGTTCCTCTCCCCTACAAAGAGCCTTCCTCGACCTTGTTCCAGATGTTGGGTTTCGTAACAACAGCAGGTCAGAAGTTTGCCGACAGTACAGAACAGATTGTATCGGAAGCATCTTCTTACGGACCTGTGGGTACAACTATGGCACTACTGGAAGCATCCAGTAAATTCTTCTCTGCAATCCATAAGCGATTGCATAAATCCCAGAGAGATGAATTTAGGATCTTGGCTAGAATAGATTATGATTATCTACCAAGTGAATATCCCTATGATGTGCCGTATGAAAGTCGGAGTATATTCAAGTCCGACTTTGATGGAAGAGTGGACGTTATCCCCGTCAGCGATCCCAATATTCCATCCAATGCTCACCGCCTTATGATTGCACAAATGGCTATGCAAATGGCACAGCAATCACCTCCCGGCATGTTTAACTTGGAAGCATTAAACAGAACAATTTTAAATGCAGCCAACATGCCGAATATGGAAGAGATACTTCCACCTAAACGTAAACCAAAAGAACTTGATCCTGTATCAGATATCATGGCTGCGACAAAGGGTATACCTATTGGTGCCTTTCCCGGTCAGAATCATGATGCTCATATACAGGTTAAGACAGCTTATTTACAAGATCCTGTTCATGGAAAGAATCCAGCTATGCAACGTACGAAGCCTATATTGGAAGCTAATATTCAGGAACATATGGTACATAAGTATCAAGAGCAGATTAATGGTGTTGCTCAACAGGCATTACAACAGGTTCCAGAACAATCTCCAGAAGTTATGGAAGGTGCTATGGTTTATGCTGCTCAACAGGTACTTAATGCTAATCAGGCTATGGGTCAGGCACAGTCTCCTGAACAACAACTAGTTGCTCTCGAACAGAAAAAGGTAGAACTGCAACAGCAGAAATTACAATTAGATGCTGCACAGAATGCTGCGGAAGCTGCATTGGATGCACAGAAGTTACAATTGGAAGAAGCCAAGTTAGCTCAAGATGCTATGGAATCAGGTTTAAATTCTGCATATAGGCAGGAGAAGTCTGATCTGGATAGAGCAAGTAAGGAAACTATGAAGACTGTTGAATTACTAACTAAAGCTGGTATAGATGAATTAAAACTAAATCAAGATAGTGAGTTAAAAATGGTAGACATGGCAATTAAAGCATCTATCGGTAAGAATAAACATAATATGGATATCGAAAAAATACGAAGTAAGGCTTTAGAAAAGTCAGCTGATATAGATAAAGATAAGCAGTTAAAACTTGTTGATATAGTAAGTGATCTTATGAAAGATAAATCTAATAGGAAAGGAGAATAAGATGCCTAAGTATAGAGGAGTACACTACCCTAACGATTTTAAGGGTGTAACTAATGGATACCCAGAACATGTACCCAACGGTGACGGTGGTGCATATGGTGATTTCACTAAGAAGTCTGAGGCAGATGGCGGTGTTGGTGCCAGAGCACGTAAAGGTGTGCTGAATGAACGAGATGCATCTGCATGGAAATATCCCAAGCCAGTTAGATAATGGAAATTTGGGATGAGGTAATAAAAGAATATAATAACGAATTACAGAAGTTACAAACTGTAGTCTCTGAAGGTGGTGCCGAAAGTTTTTCTAACTATAGAGAACTTGTCGGACATATGCAGGGTATTCGTTGGAGTAGAGAAATTTTTACAACTATTCTCAAGAAGAGAATGTATGATGATGAGGAGTAAATGCAACAGGTACATTTAGGAAACGCTATCAAGAATGATATGTGGATCACAGAGGATGAGGTCAAAGATCCCAATCCTCTACCAGAACTACCGGGCTTTCATATTTTAGTTAGGCCCATAAGTATAAAAGGTGTGACAAAGGGTGGCATTATGCTACCTGACTCAACCAGAGATGATATGGCATATCTCACAACGGTAGGCAAAGTCCTATCTTTAGGAGAACTGGCATATGACGATGAAGGAAAATTTCCAAATGGAGCATGGTGCCAAGAAGGAGATTTTGTATGTTATGCTAAACATGCTGGTCAGAAATTATTTTATAAGTCAGTAAGACTTATTCTACTATTTGATGATCAGATAATATGTAGAGTAGAACATCCAAGAGATCTAGATCCTACATTTAATTTAACAACTGGATCATAGTACTTGCACATTTATATAATTTATAGTATAATAAAGTAGTAACGTAAATCCGTATGCTTCGTAAGCAACGAAAGGAACTGAAATGATTGAGAAAGAAGAATGGACTGAAGTAGAAGCACCCTCGTCCAAAGAGGAAACTAAAGTCGAGTTTGAAGTAGAACAAGAGGAGGAAAAGGTTACAGCTAAACCAGAAGCTCCTTCAGATACCGAAACAAAAGAAGAATCAAAAGAATTAGAGGGTATAGAAACTAAAGGTGCTCAGAAACGTATACGTCAACTGGTTAAACAACGTAAGGATCGTGATGATCAGATCTCGCAGCTTATACAACAGAATGAGCAACTCTCTAGTAGAATTACCAGTAGAGAAAAAGAATTTACTAATATTAATAAACTTAACTTAGATGCAAGTGAAAAGCAGTTAACAGATAAATTAGAACTTGCCAGAGCTGCCTACAAATCAGCACATGATGAGGGAGACACAGGTAAAATATTACAAGCACAAGAGTTTTTAAATGATGCACAGAATGATCTTAAAACATTAACTGTAACAAAAACTCATTTTGAACAAGAGCCTGAACAAGTTCAGCAACAGGTACAGCCTGTACAACAGACGAATAGGCCAGATCCTAAAGCTGTTGAATGGACACAACGAAATGAATGGTTTGGACAGGATAGGATTATGACCGCTGCTGCTCTGGCTTTAGATGCAGAATTAAAAGAACAGGGGTATGATCCAAATGATCCAGAATTTTATAACGAAGTTGACAACAGAATTAAGGAAGCATTTCCAACTAAGTTTAACTCTGATGTCACTCAAAGTTCGGTGCAGGAACAACCGTCAAAACCTGCTCAAGTAGTAGCTGGAGCGTCACGTTCCACTCCAGCCCCAAATAAAGTAAAGCTGACGAAAGAAGATGTGAGGCTTGCACAAAATTGGGGTATACCACTTGAACAATATGCTGCTGAAAAGCTAAAGGTACAGGATGCCGATGGCGAATACACAGCAATTAAACTGTAACGTGGAGGAGAAATTATGACACGTATTGAATCACGTAATTCTCAAACAAGGGAAAATGAAACCAGAGAAGAAACAGAGTACGTCTTTGAAGAACCAAACGCAACTTATATACCTCGTGAAGTTGAGGAAAGATATCGTCAGCAAGATATGTCTCTTGGTTGGCTACGTATCCTTCTTAATGGTCAGGATGATTACCAAGAAGTTGGTAAGAAACAAGGTCAAGGATGGGAGTTTGTTTCTCCTGAAGAAGTTCCTGAGATGGGAGCCACTTCTACCGTGAGAGAAGAAGGTCGATATGCTGGAGTTGTCTGTCGTGGAGACATAGCCTTGGGTAAGATACCCACGGTAAAGCTAGAGGCCAAAAGAAAGCATTATAGGAATAAGGCTAATGAGATGCTGGAAGCTGTTAATTCACAGTTGATGAGACATTCCAGTTCACAGATGCCTATTTCCAATAATAGCAAATCGAGAACATTTAAAGGACGAACTCCTACGTTTCAGGAGTAGTTCTTAAACATTGGAAGGAGAATACTATGTCTAGTACAAGAGCACTACGTGGCTTCCTTCCTGCTCGAAAAAAGGGACAGAATTATAATACGGGTGGAACAAGTACTTTGATTTCCCCTACTACTATAACTCGTGCTCCCAAGAAACTGTATACTGGTGACTTGATATGTATTGAAGCTAGTGGTACTATTTCAGAATCTATTGGTGCAACCTTGAAGCCTTCGGGTGTATTCATGGGTTGTAACTATGTGGACTCTGATGGTAGTCAAAAGTTCTCACGGTATTGGCCGGGAGAAGCTATCACTGCTGCAACTAGTATTGAGTTCCATGTCATAACTGATCCTGATCAGACGTATTACATTCAAGGTAATGCAACCTGTAGTCACGGTGAGATTTGTAAAGTACTTAACTATGTAGCAACTGTTTCGACAGCTTCTGCTGGTAGTACCAAGACAGGTCAATCTGCATTTTTTGTAGAGACATCGGCTGCTGGCTTGGAAACCATTGTAGGTAATGTACGAGTTGTTGGATATGCTAAAGATCCCGGTGAAGGAGCCGATGGTCTTGACCAATTCCCAATGCTTGAAGTTTGGTTACCCACACACAGGGATCGGTTTGCGACTACTACAGTTTCAACGGCATAACTAGGAAGGAGATAAACAATGGCTATTAACAGAGCTAGTATTGCTAAAGAACTTCTCCCCGGTTTAAATGCCGTCTTCGGGTTGGAATATGGTCAGGTTGACGATGAGCATAAATCACTTTATGACACCGAAAACTCTGATCGAGCCTTTGAAGAAGAAGTTCTATTTACAGGTTTCGGCACTGCTCCAGTTAAGTCTGAAGGAGCTGCTGTATCCTATGATGATGCACAAGAGAGTTACACTGCCCGTTACACGGCAGAGACTGTAGCTCTAGCTTTTGCAATTACAGAAGAAGCAATGGAAGACAACTTGTATGATACGTTTGCTAAGTTACGTGCCAGAGGTTTGGCCCGTGCAATGGCAAATACCAAGGAAGTCAAAGCTGCCAATCTGTTTACTAACGGATTTACCGATACGATTGGTGATGGAGTTGCATTCTTTGCTTCTACCCATCCTACCATTTCTGACGGTAACCAGAGTAATCTGGAATCTGCTGGTGCATTGGCTATTGCTTCTCTTGAGACTGCTATCACCAATGTCCAAAAGACAAAGGATGATCGTGGTATCCTCATAGGTGCAAGTGCTGTATCTTTGCATATTCCTGTTGATTCATGGAATATTGCTGATACCGTTTTGAACACTCCCGGCAAACCCGGTGGTGCTAATAACGATATCAATGCCACCCGTCACATGGGCATGGTTCCTAACGGATTCTATGTCAATAGACGGTTCACTGGAACTGATGATTGGTTTGTAAAGACCGATGTTCCTAATGGTACAAAGATGTTTGCACGTACTCCACTTCAGACAAAGATGGAGCCAGATTTCGACACTGGCAATCTTCGATTTAAGGCACGGGAGCGGTATAGCTTCGGTGTTTCCGATTGGAGAGGCTGGCGTGGTAACGCTGGAAGCTAAAGGCAACTAATGTGAGGGGGGTGATGCGTTAGCCATCCCCCTTACTATTAAGGAAATAAGCATGGCTGAAAAGAAATCTAGTTATCAAAGAGGGATAAAGATACCTACTGATATTATAAAATCAGCAGCTAGAGCAGGTATTACACCTGAAGAGATGATGGTAAAAAGATTAAAGGAAGAAAAGGCATATCTAAAAAGAAATAAACTTTTGAAAACAACTGGAAACAAATTAAAAACATTTGGAAAATATGCAATGAAAGGTATTCTTCCCGTTACACTTCTAACAGAATTAATGGATTCTAAACCAGCATATTATACAGGTGGGAAACCTGTAATAAAAAAGAAGAAAAAGAAAAAGAACAAAAAGAAGACGTATAATACTGGTGGTAAAATAATGCAAGGCTATAAAGCTGGTGGTAAAGTTTAATAAAGGAGAATAACATGGCTACAAATCTTACAGTTGCAATGGCAACAGTTGGAAGTGGACCTTTAAAAAGGGTGGATACAGGAGCAACGGTAGGTGCTGATGGTACGACTACTCGTATTGTGGCTATACATGCCACGGCTACTGTATCAGGAATAATTGAGATAATAGGTGAGCAGCAGATTACAAATAAGACTGCACAGGGAACAGCTATCCGATTAGCTATTCAGGCAAATGGAGTAATTGATACATATTTAGGAGAAAATGGTGTGGCCGTATACGGTAAGGTAACGGTATCTGCACCTGATGCTGGACCTGTAACTGCTATATTAGGATAAGCCTATGCCTAATTATTCATTCCTAAAAACGGATCTTATAAATACGGCAGAGAATGATTCAACAGAATTTGAAGAGCAAATCTCCAAGTTTGTTGAAAAGGCTGAAGACCGTCTGGTGAAAGAACTGGATGATCCCGGTCTGGATAACTTTGCCTCGTTCTCTTTTACTGCCAGTAATCCAACGGTAAGTTTACCTGCCGATACACTTGTTGTAAGGAATGTAAATTTTAAAACAAGTGCTTCTTCTAACATTACCACACTACTACAAAGACCTTATGAGTATGCTATAGATTACTGGCCTTATGCCAGTGCATCTGTAGGTACTCCACGTTACTACTCACGTAAGAATAATACATCCATTTATATAGTACCAACTCCTGCTTCAGCCGTATCAGGAGAAATACAGTATACTCGTAGACCTATCCCTTTATCTTCTGCAACAGGTACAAGTGCAACAACATCCAACTACTTTAGTGAGTTTACATATAATGCTTTATTTAATGCATGTATGGTAGAGTCATGTAAATTTACAAAAAGTTGGGATGTAATAGAAGTATGGGAAAGTAGTTATAAATATTCAATTGATGGGTTAAGAAATCAAGCTAGACGTATGAGACAAGATGATATGGAAAGTCCACGGAATCCTGTGGGGGGTCCAAATCCTGTAATACAAGGAGCACAATAATGGTTAGTCGAACTAATACTTCAAAAACAATTCGTAGACAAACTGGTGGAGTTGGAAGAAAGAAAACTGGTAAGGGAACTTCATTAGAGAAGATTAATAGGGAACGTGGTGATTGGGAGATGGTTCCCGGTACTGGAACAAGTCCCTATAATCCTCCTAAATGGAGGAAGAAGAAGAAGACGACAAAGAAAGTAGTCGATTCTAATGTAGAAGCTGATAGTAGTAGAGCTATAGGAGAAGATGCTGCTAACAAAGTTTTTAATACACAGAGAGCTAGGAAAGCTAGAGGAGATAGAGCTAGGGAAAAAGTTTATTCTGGACATAAACCAGCACAAGATCCTATTCCTGTTACTATTGAAGATCTTCCTGAGACAGAAGCAATGAAAGCTCTTAGAAAAAAACAAGCACTAGAAAAAAAATTGAAGATGCAAGGAGTAACTGATCAGGAATACGAAAAAGACCTATATGAACGTATTAAAAAAGAAAATATAGGGGGTATGAATGATCCTAATTTTGCAGCTAAAGCAGGTGGTAAAGTTTCCAAGTCAAAAGGTGGGACCGTAAAGAAAAAGTATGGTGGATCACCTAAAAAGAAGAAAGCTACAAATAAAAAGAGACAGACTAAGAAAACTTACGGTGGGCATCATGGTAGTAAGTATGTTGCCAAACTATATGATTAGGAGAATACAATGGGACCACATACAATATTAAAAAATCCACCGGATCTTGAAAAGATCTGTGGAAAGCCTACAGGACAGGGATACGGAGCTGCTCGTAAAGGCCCAGATGTTGTGGGTACTACACATGAAGTAGTTGTAGATTCTAAGTATGAAAAGGGTGAAACTTTTACCCTTGATAATAATAGTGTAAAGAATATTCATATTAAGTAGTATTACTATGGCCGCAAGAAATATAGTAAAAGGTGTAGTTAAAGGTATCAAAGAACTACAAGAAATAATAGATGATACTAGTTTAAAGACTAGATCTAAAAAACCTGTTGTACCTAAAACAAAGACTAAATCTAAAAAAACTACTCCACCTGCAAAACAAAAACAAGGTAGACCAAGGAAGTATACAACTCAAGAACATAATGAAGCTAGACGGGCTGGTTATAAATCTACAGGAAAGTATTTCGAAGATAAAGCAGCTGGTACACTTAAAAGCAGAGAAGTAAGTCCTGCTTCTGCTAAAAGAAGAAAAACAAAAGCAGCAGATAAAGCAACAAGATCACAATATAAAAGTACAGTTAAAGAAGCCTCCAAATTAAAATCACGTAATGCTCAAGCAAAGATTCTTGAGAAGGAAACTCCTGAATTATACAGAAACATATGGAAGAATCTCAATTTTAGTTCTCCAACGGCTTTTAAAAAATCTAGATTTAAAGGATTAGATGACGAGCTAGAAAGTTTATATGAAAGATATAAAGTTAAGAAACCAGAAAAAATACCTGATAAGGCACAAGAACAACTAACAGCATTAACTCTTAAACAGAGAAAGCAAGCAGAAGAAGCTGCACGAGAAGAAATAGGAAGACGATTAGGTTTACGTACAGGATCACCATACTTTAAAAAGGTAACAGAACAACGTAAATTTTCAGCTCCTAAACTTAAAGGAGAATCTCCAGAAGATAGACTTAAACGAGTTAGTCAGATTGGTCGTTTACTGGAAGAGACACCTAGCCAAAGAAATTTAAGAATGAGTGGAGAAGTACCTGCTGGTGGTATACGAGGTCATATTAAATCTCTTGATGAAACAGTTGAAGATCCATATCGTATAGGTGGTCAATACCATCGTGGTGATCATATGGTTGCCTCACCTATAACAAGACATAATATAGAACCAAACATTCATGCCGTAATGGATGAACGAATGGGTGCTCCTATTGGTAAACAAATTTTACATCATGGCGAAACACGATTACCTTCTTTAGATATAATGGGGCCGGGACGTAGACCAGCACAAGGAGGATACTATAGTGAGACTATGATTCGGGGAGATAAGCCACTTTCAAGAAATATAATGGCATCTCGTGATCCTCAGTTTGGAGTACTTAGACCAAAAACTCAAATGGATTTTACTCCTACACAAGCAAAACAATTTAATAAATATTTAGATGATACATATCCTAAGTTAACACCATCTGAGAAAGAGGATATTACTGTAAGTATGATTAATACAGGTAGAGCTAAACTTCCCGAAGGTTTTACGAATCCTGTAACACAGAATAGAAATATATACGGAACACAACCACCAGCTTATGAAAGAAGAACTCCAGTTGAAACGGCTGGTCAATTACCACCAAGATTTGATGAAGCTACTAATCAATGGGTTACAGATGCTCCAACATTAGGAATGTCTGGTAGATTACCTAAAGGACTTAGAGAAAGAAGAGAAACTTTAGTTCCTCCTGCTTCTCAAGTAAGTCAGGAAGCAGGATATATTATTCCTAAAGATAGAGCTATGGAATTAGAAAATCTAATAGATGCAGAAAATATCGGAGCAGCACCAAAGATGATATCTCCTCGTGCTCAGAAATATGCTACCGAATCTCCTTATCCTACTCTACCAAGACGAGCTACAGGACCAGATCCAGAAACCATTGTAGAAAATATTATTTTAAAACGTGTAGCTGCCAGACAGCAAATGGCTGGAGAAGATGTAGCAGCAGGAGAAACTGCTAGAATGGCAGCTAAAGCAGCTAGACGAGAAACTACTCCTACCTTTCCTCCAACAAGACCTTTTACTCCTACTAATGTTCCAGCAGGTGTTAGAGGAACAAGGCAAGTAGAAGGCACAGCAAGTCCTTATAGTGAAGGAGTAGATCAATTTATAGATGCTCCACGGATACGAAGAGCACAAGGAGAAGTAGAAACTCTTGGATATTCTCAACCTTCTATGCCAAGGTTAACTAAAAAACAGTTGACACAGCAAAGAACAATGGATAAGATGGAAAGAGAGATTATAGCTATACGAGCTAAAGGAAATGAGTTTACCAGAAAATTAAATGAAACATGGGAAACTCCAGAAACTTTAGCTAAGACAGCAGATTATAAGAAATGGAAAAAGAAAAGAGAAGCCCTAAAGAAGAAGATTAAAAAACAATTTCCTGATTGGCAGGATCAACGTACTGGAGATCCTATGGTCAATACATTTAAAAAGGGTAGTAGTATAAGACGTAGTAATGGTGGACAAATTAAAAAACCAAGAGGATGGGGCAAGGCCCGATATAAATAGAGGAGATTATTATGTTAAAAGCAGCAATTAATATTCTTAAAGCAGTATCGAAGGAAAGAAGAAAATCTAAGTGGAAGGGAGAGGGTGATGCTCCCATGAGAGGGCGTAGAAAACCTAAATCGGGTGAAGGCGAAGATCCTTTACAAGCTAAAGGTTATAGAGATGCAGAGAAAGCTCGTAAGGCAGCTGCTCGAAAACGAAGAGAAGCAGCCCGAAGAAGAAAGAAGCAGCCATCTAAATATTCAGAAGGTACAGATCCGTATGTAAAAGATCCTACTGTTCCTAGGAGAAGAAGGTCAAGGTTTAATAAAAAGAAGGCAGCTGCTGCTGTAATTACTGGTACAGCTGTTGGTTCTCTTCTTCCTGAACGATCATCTGATAAGAAGGATACAAAGCCTAAGAAAAAAACTTATGTAGTAAAGTCTGGTGATACTCTTTCAGAAATAGCAAAACGAACTGGAACAACTCTTAAAAAATTAAAAGAAGCTAATCCACAGATTAAAAATATTCATAAAATATTTGCAGGACAAAAAATTAAATTACCCGGACGTACTGAGATATATAGAAAATCTGTATATCAAGGAATGAAAAAGTCTGAACTTTCCCGGCGTAAGGGTGGAGTAGTTAAACGTAATCAAGGTGGCATGATTGGTGTAGGTGCTGCATTACGTGGTTATGGTAAAGGATATAAAACAGATGCCTTTTAAGTCAAAAGCTCAAAGATCTTATATGTATGCTAATCATCCCAATATAGCTAAGAATTGGACAAAGAAGCATGGTGTAGCTGTACAAAAGAGAACAGGTAGTAAACCGATATTAAAAGGAAAAAGGAGAACAAAATGAACCGTATTATAAATAGATTTAAAGAACCATCATCTTATGCTGCATTGGCAGGTGTTCTTGCTATGGTCGGTATTTCCGTACCAGTGGAACTATGGCAGAATATAGTTATGCTTGCATGTGGAGTATCAGGTGTAGTAGGTTTCTTTATGAGTGAAACGAATCCTACTCATGGTAAAAAAAAGTAAATGATAAACAACAAAAGATACCTCTGTATTTAGCAGGAGTAAATAATGGCTACGTCAGAAACATTTAACTTTAACTTAGATATAGATGAGGTGATCCAAGAAGCTACGGAGATGATTGGGGGTGAACAAACCCTTGGTCATACTCCTGCTTCTGCCCGTAGATCTATTAATCTGATGTTAAAGGATTGGCAGAATAGAGGTATTCTTCTCTGGACTACCTATACTACATTGGTAACTGTTGCTACCAGTACTACTTCGTATGCCTTGGCAAATGATACCTTGGATGCATTGGAAGTAGTATTACGTAGAGACAATACAGATATACAACTAGAAAGAATTAGTTTTGAGGAATATCAGATTATTCCCAATAAAACTCAGACAGGTAGGCCAAGTCAGTTTACGGTAAAAAGAAATAGAGATAATCCAACTGTTCTAGTATGGCCCATACCTGAGAATAGTACAGATATTTTAAATATAGAAGGAGTACGGGAACTGGAAGATGTTGATAAGTCTGCTGCTCAGAATGCAGATCTTCCCAAGAGGTTCCTTCCACCCCTTACATGTGGACTTTCCTACTATCTTTCCATGAAGACTGCTGGTACTCCTCCTGATAGAATAGCAATGTTAAAAGGAAATTATGAAGAATTACTTATGAGAGCATTGGAAGAAGATCGACAACGAGCTAGTATGTATATTGTACCTCATTTAAATACGGTGTAATATGGCTAGTAATAAGAATGCTCTAGCAATGTGTGATACATGTGGATTTGTGTATGCACATAGAGTTATGAAAATGAATAGTTATGGGATGCTGGTATGCCCACAAGATTATGAAGGTCAGTATGACTTGAAGAATCATCCTCAGAATAAAGTACCTGATGTTAGAGACAACCCGGCAATACGTAACCCTCGTCCTGATGATGGTGGCAGATTTATAGATTGGCAAAACTGCACCAGTAATTGGGATTCAGAAGATAGATGGTGGCAAACAATATGAGCACATTAACAGGAAGACAAATATCAGATACATATAAGCAGCTAATTAAACTGGCTGTAAGTGCCAATGCTGGTGTCTCTGCTGATCTTACACAGATACAAACAGGTGATGGTACAAATATAGCTTTCCAGTTAGCAACTGGAGCAGCAAAGGCAACAGGTACATTTGGAGTAGACGGTAATGCTTCTGTATCTGGTAACATACAAATAGGTGGTACAGTATCTATTGATGGTGCCAATGTTGCAGCACCTAATGCAAAAGTGTGTGCCTCTGCCTTTTACGGTGATGGGTCCAATATTACAGGTGTTAATTCCAGTGTAGGTGGGAATGTCTGTGTAGGAAATATATCCGTAGTAGGTAATGCATATGTAAGTGGTACATCCCAATTTGTAAGTAAGGTAGAATTTGATGACGATGTATGTGTAAGTGGTAATACTGTACTCGTAGGTAACTTGACCGTAGGTGGAACTACCACCATTGGTGGTGCAGCTAGTATAGCAGGAGCCTTGAGTGTAGGAGGAGCTACGAACTTACTCAGTACACTTACAGCAGTAGGTAAGGCTGAGTTTGATGACGATGTATGTGTAAGTGGTAACACTGTACTTGTAGGTAACTTGGCCGTAGGTGGAACTACTACTTTAGGAGGAGCAGTTAGTATAGCTGGTGCTCTTAGTGTAGGTGGTGCTGCTCGTTTTGCGAGTACCGTAACTATCGCAGGTAATGCTAGAATAGCTGGGACAGCACATATTACTGGTAAAACAGACTTTGATGGAGATGTATGTGTATCAGGAAATTCAAGAGTTGTAGGTAACTTAACTGTAGATGGTACAGCTACCATAGGTGGTGCCGTAACAATGGCAGATTCACTTGGTGTTGGTGGAGCTTTATCCGTAGTTGGAAATGTATCTATGGGTGGTAATCTAAATATAGCAGGTACTGTAACGATAGCAGGTACAGGTATACAAGCAGCCAATGCAAAGGTATGTGCTTCTGCTTTCTACGGTGATGGATCTAATTTAACAAATGTTCCAGCTTCCGGTAATGTTTCTGTTTCAGCTTTACGTGTAACAGGTAATGTTACGATTGGTGGAAATGTTAGTGTAGCAGGTGCTGTTAATTTCCTAAGTACAGCTACTGTATCTGGAGCCACTGGTTTCCTAAATACAGTACGTGTATCAGGAGCAACATCATTAGCAAGTACTCTTGATGTAGCAGGTAATACATCTCTTGGTGGTACACTGGCACAAACAGGTATAGCTACCTTTGCTGCCAAGGCAGAGTTTGATGATGATGTATGTGTGTCAGGTAATACAGTTCTAGTAGGTAACTTAGCAGTAGGTGGTACTACAACTATAACAGGTGCAGTTAGTCTTGCCAGTACATTAAGTGTAGGAGGGGCAGCTAATTTTGCATCTACTGTAACCATAGCAGGTACAAATGTACAGGCTGCAAATGCAAAGGTTTGTGCTTCTGCTTTTTATGGTGATGGATCTAATCTTTCAAATGTTCCTGCTGCTATTACAGGTAATATATCAGTTAATAATGCTACTATAGGTGGAAACTTATATGTAGGTGGTACGGCAACTATAGTTGGTAATACAACTCTGACTGCCAATCTTGGAGTAGGTGGTACACTTACAGCCGTAGGTAAGGCAGAGTTTGACGATGACGTATGTGTGTCAGGTAATACAGTTCTCGTAGGTAATCTGGCAGTTGGAGGTACAACAACAATTGCTGGTGCTGTTAGTCTTGCAAGTACATTAAGTGTTGGAGGGGCTGCTCACTTTGCCTCCACTGTGACCATAGCTGGTAACACTACACTTACAGGTACATTAGGTGTAGGAGGTATTGCTACCTTTGCATCTAAGGTAGAGTTTGATGATGATGTATGTGTAAGTGGTAATTCAATACTAGTAGGTAATCTAACTGTAGGTGGTACAACTACCATAGGTGGAGCAGTTAGCATAGCAGGTGCTCTCAGTGTAGGAGGTGCTGCTCACTTTGCATCAACAGTTACCATAGCAGGTAATACAACTCTAACAGGTACATTAGGTGTAGGAGGTGCTGCTACTTTTGCATCCACAGTTACCATAGCAGGTAATACAACTCTAACTGGTAATTTAGGAGTAGGTGGTACAGCTACCATAGTAGGTAAAGCAGAGTTTGATGACGATGTTTGTGTATCAGGTAACTCTATTTTAGTAGGTAACTTAACCGTAGGAGGTACTACTACTATAGGAGGTGCTACTAGTATAGCAGGAGCTTTGAGTGTAGGTGGAGCTACCAATCTTCTAAGTACATTAACTGTAGCAGGTAAAGCAGAATTTGATGATGCAGTCTGTGTCTCAGGTAACACAATACTTGTTGGTAATCTAACTGTAGGTGGTACAACAACTATAGGTGGTGCTGTTAGTATATCAGGAGCTTTAAGTGTAGGTGGTGCTGCTAACTTTGCCTCTACTGTTACAGTAGCAGGTGCTACTCATCTTCAAAGTACTGTATCTGTTAATGGAGTCATGACTCTTAATAATAATTTAGATATGCAAGACGATGATAAAATTCTTTTAGGTACACATGATGATCTTCAGATTTATCATGATGGTTCACATTCTTATATCTCTGATGTCGATACTGGTTCTTTAATTATCAAAGCAACTGATCTTTATTTACAGGATGCTGACGGTGATAGGTTTTTATTCGGAGATCAGGGTGGGGCAGTAGAGCTTTATCATAATGCAAGTGCAAGACTTACGACAACAGCAAATGGAGCTACTATAACTGGAACTTTACTTGCTACTACAGATACGGACACAACTAATTCTGGTGATGTACGACTAGACTACAGCACAAATCAGAATTTTGTCCTTACGTTTACAGGTAATGTTGTTCTTACCAATCCAACTACAGAGCAGGTAGGACAATCTGGAATTATAGTTTGTATTCAGGATGGAACAGGTTCAAGAACCTTGAGTTTAGGAACTGACTATGAGACTGCTGGTGGTGCAGGTATAACTCTCAGTACTGCTGGTAATGCTGTAGATGTTATACCATACTTTGTTAAAGCATCAGGAAGTATTCAACTTGGTGCAGTACAGAAAGCATTTAGCTAATGCCAGTATTTGGAACACAGATGTTTGGTAGTGGCTCTACCAGTACATCTTATAGATATTGGAGATTCAATGTTACGGATAGTTACGCAACCCACGGCACAGATCCACCCAATGAAGTTGCTGTAGGTCAGGTAAAACTTTTCGTTGACACTACACAATATCCTACGTCCAACATGACTGACAACACCTCTCCCTCGCCATTGGTAGCGTCTGCATCTTCTCAAGACAGCGCTCCAGCTTATGCATACCAAGCTTTTAACTCTGGTGGTACAGAATGGTCATCGCAGTTTGAGGAAGAGTTCCCGCAATGGGTGCAGGTGGATTTGGGCAGTGGAAACGAGATCGCCATTACTTCGTATAAGATAAAGGCAGGTGAAGACGGTAAAGAAGGTAATGGGCCAAAATCATGGACTTTGCAAGCATCAAATGACAATTCTGAGTTTGATACACTGGATACGCAAACAGATGTCGGTGCTTGGTCTGAAAACCAAGAACGAACATATACTATTTAATAGGAGTAAATTATGTGGAGAGAAATCGAAACAGGAAATATTATAAGAGAAGGTTCTTCATGGAAAGATGTCAATAATATACGACATCCAAGGAACTGGCACATCTGGAGTGAAGATGAGAAGAAAGCTGCTGGTCTGGAAGAGCTAACTCCTGATCCTATTCCCAATAATATTACATGGTCATTTACACAAGACGAGGCTGGTAAGGTAACAAAGATAGCTAAGAAGTTAGATGATGAAAATACTACAGATGAAAATGGTAATCTAGTAAAGGATGATAAAGGAAATCAGAGGATTACTCGTGGAGTTAAATCTGTTTTAATTGAACGAGTAAAGGATCAGCAAGGTAATCTTTTATCTCAAACTGATTGGGCTATTATTCGTAAAGCTGATAATGGAACTGCTATTCCAAGTAATATTCAAACTTGGAGAGATGCCATTCGTACTAAAGCTACAGAGATGGAGAATGCTATTAATAATGCAGTAGATACAGAAGCAATAGAAGCCTTGTTTTTAGTAACAGATAGTGAAGGTAATGTAACAGGTATTCTATATGATTGGCCTGAGTTAGAAAAATAAAATGAGTATTTTTACTAATCATATGATGGTAGCAGCAGTAAGAGCTGGAGCAGCTACTACATATACTATTGATAATTCTTGTATTTTTGATTTTGCTTCCAATTCATATATGACACGGACTCCCAGTTCTTCTAGTAATAGAACAACATGGACTATCAGCTTCTGGTTTAAATTATGTACAAGAGCAAATGATACTTCTGGAGGAATAGTCTTATTTAAAGCAGGTACTACTGAAATTAAAATATCAGATACTGATGATAAATTCTATGTAAGTGATGGCACTATATTTAAAACTACCAATGGAGTTTTTAGAGATTTTACAGCTTGGAACCATATAGTTATAGCTGCTGATACAACAAGTGGAACAGCAGGTAATAGATTAAAATTATATGTAAATGGTGAAATAGCATCATTGGCAACTGATACAGCTCCAGATGAGGATTTTGCATTTGATGTAAATAATACTGAAGCACATCAAATTGGAAGAGAAGGTGCCAATTATATGGATGGGTACATAGCTGAATTTTATTTAATAGATGGTACACAAAAAGAAGCAGCAGACTTTGGAGAAACAAATACTAAAGGTATTTGGATTCCAAAAGAATATAGTGGAAGTTATGGTACTAATGGATTCTTATTAGATTTTGAATCCAGTGGAGATTTAGGTAATGATGTTAGTGGTAATAATAATGATTTTAGTTTAAGTAATATAGATTCTAACGATCAATCATCAGATACACCTACTAAGAATCATTGTACATGGAATGCAACTGATAACTTAGAAGATACTACTACATTATCACAAGGTAATAAACGATTTGTAAATAGTGGTGGAGCACAAGATTCAGCTAAAGGAACATTTTTTCCCACTACTGGTAAATGGTATTGGGAAGTTAAATGGACAGCTACATCATCTACTGCTGGTGGGCTAGTAGGAATAAGTCAATGTGATGTACAGTCAAATCACGAACTAGGTAGTACTTCTAAGCATGGTACAGGTGATAGTCTTGGCTATAGATCATTTGATGGAAAAACATATAGAAATAATACACTTGCTGACTTTGGAGATACATGGGATATAGGAGATATTATAAGTGTAGCTTTAGATGCTACTAATGGTTTTATATATTTTGGAAAGAATAATACATGGCAGAACTCAGGAGATCCTACATCTGGATCAAGTGGAACAGGGGCAGCATATACAATAAGTTCTACATTAGTTAATGGAGGAGGATGGGGTCCAGCAGTTTGTAATGAATCATCGGTAATATTCGATGCATACTTTGCTGAAGCAGAGTGGAATTATGATGCTCCCACTGGTTTCCTAGCATTGAATACAACTAATTTAGATGCACCCGTAGTAACAGATCCATCTACTAATTTTCAAGTAGCTACTTATACAGGTAATGGAAGTACACAATCTATTACTTTTGGTGGTAATTCTAATATGCAACCAGATTTAGTATGGGCAAAGAGTAGAAGTAATGCTGATGATCATGTTTTTCAAGATGCAGCTAGAGGAGTTGGAAAGGCTCTCTTCTGGAATAATACAGATACAGAAGATGCTGTAACGGATGCTGTAACATCTTTTGATACAGATGGTTTTGCACTTGGAGATGGTAGTGAATTGTCAGCAGGAACAATTAATACAAGTAGTAGAACGTATGTGGCATGGAACTGGGCTGCTGGTAATACAGGAGCATCCAATACAGATGGTACTATAAATACAACGACAACATATGTAGACACAACGGCTGGAATTAGTATTGGTACATATACTGGAACAGGAAGTGCAGCAACTGTTGGACATGGTTTAGGAGTTACTCCAACTACTGTGTGGATATTTCCTCGTAGTAATGGAACTAATCATCTTGCATCAAATTGGGAAACAGGGATTTCTGTCTATAGTGAAAAGTGGAAACTTCAAGATACTGATGGAGCAGAAAGTTCTTCTGGTCACGTCACAGGAGCATCTTCAACAACCTTTACATTGGGAACAGATGTTAATGTAAATGGATCAAGTAGAACTTATGCAGCTTATGCATTTGTAGAAGTAGTAGGATTTTCCAAGTTTGGAACTTATACAGGAGAAGGAGAAACAGATGGCCCATATGCATTCTGTGGCTTTTCTCCTGAGATGGTTATGATGAAATTTGATGGTGATGGTGAAGATTGGGTTATTTTTGATAGAGCAAGAGATACATATAATCCAGCAACAAAGTATATATATCCAAATGATTCAGCAGCAGAAGCAACTGATAGTACTATTGTAATAGACTTTCTTTCCAATGGTTTTAAACCACGAGGAACAGATGATCGAATAAATAAAAATGATGGTATTTTTATATTTGCAGCTTTTGCCAAGCATCCTTTTGGTGGAAGTGGAGTAGCACCCACTCTAGCAATATAAAAAATAAGGTGAGGAAATATCAACGATGAGAACATTGTTAATTACTATTTTTCTAATTATAAGTTTAGGTTTAATATTTATATTTACATCTAAATCAAGTAGTCAGGATAATGATAGTAAACCAGAAAATATTTTTCCACGAACATTTCAAAAGAAGATGATATGTTCTGAAAGTAATTTTGTACATAAGGATTTAGAAGATAGATTTCAGCAAAAGAAAGTTTGGTGGGGATTAACAAGTAATAATGATCTTGCCGAATTATTTGTAAATTTAAATACAGGAAGATGGTCTTTGATAATATCAAATACAGATAATGTAACATGTGGACTTATTGGAGGAGAAATGAGTGTTCCCTATGATAAGAATCCATACTTTAAGTAGGAGTTGAATAATGGCATCAAGTTATACTAGTCGAATACGGCTAACAAAACAAGGAGATGGTGACAATCCCAATACGTGGGGTACTGTTCTTAATAACCAAGTCATTGATCTGGTAGACGATGCTATTGCTTCTTATACAACAGTATCAATCGGGTCAGCAGCTACAGTTACTTTGACAGAAAATGAAGGTTCAGAAGATCAATCTCGTTCTGCCATACTACATTTTAAAGGATCAGTAGGAGGTTCTCATAATACTATATCATTAATTATACCTGCTAAATCTAAACAATATGTAGTTAATAATGCAGTATCAGCTAATACTACAGCATCAGACATTGTTAAGATGAAGACTGCTGGTGGTGATGGTTATGATATTCCACTTGGTTCTGTTGGATTAGTTGTATGTGATGGTACATCCGTTCTACCAACTAATGCAAAAGGATTTAGTTTAGGTACAGCAGCCAGTGCAGATATCGGAGTATGTGCAACTAATGTACCTGATACTTCTCTTGCTGATATACGATATCTAAGAGTATCTACTTCCTCCAATGTTTCTTTAATAGGAAGTAAATTTATCGTAGGTGCTTCGGTAACTACTCCCGGTAATTTTGTTATAGGTACAAATGCAAGAGCATATAATCCAATAGTAACAATTACAGATGCTGCTTGTATTAGTATTAATATGGCTCTGGGAAATAACTTCTTAGTTACCGTGGGAGGAAATAGAACTTTAAAGAAACCTGCCAATTGTACAGTAGGACAAGGTGGAAATATATATTTTATACAGGATGGCACAGGTGATCGAACTTTAAGTTATAATACAGCTTGGCAATTTGTATCAGCTTCTGTACCTAGTTTAAGTACAGGTGCTGCTGATGTAGATATGCTTGTATATAATGCACGAAGTAGTGCAACAATTGATGCAGTACTACTCAAGAACTTTGATAGGTAAATATGTCTTCTTCAAATGCTAAACTTGGAAAGATGAATTTTGCTCCCGGCATTAGACGGGAATCTACTCAGTATGCAGAGGAAGGTTCTTGGTATGATGCCGATAGGGTAAGGTTTAGAGCTGGTAGACCAGAGAATCTACGTGGGTATGAGACAAAAGTATCTGCTACGTTTGATGGTGCTGCTCGTGATCTTCTTACCTATACTGATTATGATCAGCAGAAGAGAGCAATCTTTGGTACACCTCAGAAGTTATATGAACATGATCAGGATAGAATTGTAGATATAACTCCTGTCTCTACATCTGTAACTATTACAAGTGCATTCACCGTAGCTCTATCAGCCACTACAGTAACTGTTACGGCTGCTGGTCATGGACGAGCTACTGGAGATTATGTATTCTTTACCAGTGTTTCAGGACCAAGTGGTGGTGTAACTATAGGTGGTAATATAATATTAGGTACAAGTGTTTTTCAGGTTAGTGTTATAGGAGCTAATTCATTTGCCATAGATGTAGCAACTACAGCCAGTGCTGCTCAATCTCAGGCAAGTCAGGCAACAGCACATTACCTTATATTTACAGGGGTGTCTAATGCTGCTCCGGGTTTAGGATTTGGTGCAGCTAAATATACTGCTACTGAACCTACTTCAGTTGGTATAAGTAAGATTTCAACAACTGGCAGTAGTGCATTAGTTACTGTATCATGTGATGCTGCTCATAATGCTGCTGCCAATGATTTTGTATTCTTTAAGCCAACGAGTATTAATGCATCACCTGTTACAGTTGGTGGTAATTTAGTACTATCTAAACCATTTGTTACAAATGGCAGTGGAACTACAGTAAGTGTTGGTGGTCCTCTATTTACTGTTACATCGGTAGCTAGTACACAAATTATTATTACAGTCGATACTAATGCCAGTGCAACAGAAAATGCAACATCTAATTTGAATATGACTGCTCGTATCTTTCCTCAGAGTACAACAGGGAGAGCTTATAATGAACCTACATCTGTAGGAGCTACAGGTTTCTCAAGTCAGATTACACAATGGAGTCTGGATAACTGGGGTGAAGATATACTATGTAATCGTAGAAAGGGAACTTTATATCTGTTTGATACAGATGCATCAACAACTCCTTTACGAGCAGCAAAGGTATCTGGAACTACCAATTCTACACCCACAACAATTTCTTCTATGCTTGTATCTCCTAATGATAGGCATGTAATAGCTTTAGGAGTTAATCAATTTGGAACTACAGCATCACCATCAGGTACATATGATCCCATGACAGTACGGTGGGCTAATCAGGAAGATCAGACTAATTGGGTTCCTTCTGTTAGTTCCACATCGGGTGAAGTACAGATTACAGATGGTAATAAAATAGTAGGTGGAGTACGATCCAGAAATGCTGTAAATATATGGACGGATAATGCTCTATGGTTACAGACATTTGTTGGTCCTCCCTTTACATTTAAGTTTACACAAATGGGTTCCAACTGTGGACTAATAGCACCACATGCAGCCGTTGATTATGATGGTCGTACTGCATGGATGGGCTTTGATAATTTCTATGTCTTTGATGGGCAGGTACGAACTCTTGATTGTACAGTACGAAAATATATATTTGATAGATTAAATGAGAGCCAGAAAGATAAAATATTTGTAGGAATTAATTCAGAGTTTAAAGAAATAGTATGGTTATATCCATCTACAGATTCCAATGAATGTGACTCTTATGTTATATGGTCACCTGATGAAAACTACTGGACATATGGAAGTGGTATTTTTACTACTTTTGTAGATAAGGGAACTTTTGATAATACAATTACAACAGGTGTAAGTGTAGCAGGTAATAATTTATATAATAATGAACCTGAAGATATCTTTACAGTAAATGGTGAAGCAGCTACTTCATTCTTGGAGTCAGCAGATTTTGATATAGATGAAGGTAATGAGTTAATGTTCATTGATCGTATTATACCTGATTTAACTATGAATGATGGAACAATTAAATTTTCCATTAAGACAAAGAATTTTCCAGATCAACCTGATTCAGATCTGGTGGAGAAAGGGCCATTCTCCATAGCAAAGAATACAAGTAAAGTGGATTTAAGAGCACGAGGAAGGCAGGGGAGAGTAAGAGTATCCTGTGAATCTGGAGGTACGAAATGGCAATGGGGTTCCATTCGTATGTCAATGCAACCTGATGGGATGAGATAATGGCTAGGTATCCAGAGTTTCCAGTAATTTTTCCTGATGATGTTAAAAGAGGAGTATCTTATATTTATAGTAGGTTTCAGCAATGGGGTGCTGCACTTGTTAATGAATTGGATACACGAGATCAAATACAGGATGCTACACCATCTACTAATATTTATGCAGTAGTAACGGTAGGTAGTATTGAGAGGCCAGATAAAGGTGATATAGCTTACTCAGTTAGTGCAGGTAAGTTTAAAGGATACGTTAGTACGGCAGGAACTCAAGCATGGCAGGATTTAAACTAATGACTGACAGATCTCAACAAAATAAAACTAGTAATATAATTGAGCAGTTTTTGAAAAAAATTGTAGCTGATAGGAACCGAGCTCCAACAGTCACGACTGACGATCAGCACAGACTTGGTGATCTGGACTACAGAGTGGAATTGGACCCAGAACTTGCACCCACTCCTCTGGGCCAACTGGCATACTGGGATATAAGAGAAAAGTCAGGAGGAGATGTTTCTCAATACATTAAAAATGTAATGGGTAACCCTGAGAAAGACTATATTATGGGTGATGATCCAGAAGATCCTATCTATGGCACACGGACTAGAGGTATTCATGACCCATCAACAGGTATAGTTCGTGCAAACGTTACAGATTTGGTGGATCTGTTTGGTCCTGAACATGCAGAACTTCAGCATCAGACAGGAGGAGACATAGTTATGTCCCATGAACTGGGTCATGCTGGAATACAACTTCTTAGGGAGGCTAAAAAACTACCGGAAGGATCTAACCGTTTCTATGAAGAAGATATATTGCAGATACTGGATGCAATTGGATATGGAACGAGGGGAGGAAAAGTATCTCCTCCTTGGAAATCAGAGGGTATATTTTCGGGTGAAGGTCCAGTAGGTAAATCGGACAGGTCTTCTGAAGAAAAAAATGTTGACTATGCAAGAACTGCTACTGGAGTGATGACGGGAGAACTAGGTGACCTTACTCCATATGAACGGGAACTAGCTGCATACGTAACAGAGTTGAATAAAGTAGCTACAGAGGAACTGGCCTCCAGAAAGAAATCGTATAAACCACCAGTAAAAAAGGCTGAGGGAGGCTTGCTTAGTATGGCTTTAAGTACTGAATCACAAACATCTCCTATGATTAGTAAAGATATTTTAGATAGTACTTTAGTTCAAAATTTAAATCAAGGATTAGGAGTGCCTTCTTATCTTGAAGGAACAACTATACAAAAATTATTACAACCAAGTGTAGATTTGAATAATCCTGCTTATGCAAACCAAAATACATTAGTAGCTGATAATACATTGGCACAATCAAATTATATGAATACACGGAGAATGGCATAATGGCATACAATGTAGAACAATTAATAAATTTACAAAATCAAATAGGTAGTCAACCTGTTATGCCTGATGCTATGGATAGATATCAAGCTATGAGGCGAATGAGTTTTCCTGCAAATTCCGGTGGATTGTTATCTATGTTAGAAGGAGGCGGTCAACCTCAACATTCGGGTACAGCTCAAGCACTTGCATCTAAAGGTAGATTCGGAGATACTATGCTAATGCATGTAAATCCAGAAGAAGTTCAAGGTATAGCTTCTGTAGCAGGTGGTTTAACAATAAATCCAGAAACAGGATTACCTGAAGCATTCTGGGCTGCACTCCCATTCCTTGCTAAAGCTGCTATTGTAGGGGCAGGTATAGGTGCTGCTCGTAAAGCAACGGGTGGTAGTGGTAGTTGGATACAAAATATTCTTGGTGGTGCTGGTATCGGATTAATGGGTGGAGCAGCTATAGGTCCAGCAGGATTAGGATTAATAGGGACTCCAGCAGCAGCAGGAGCAGGAGGAGCAGCTACAACAGCTGCTAATGTTGCTGGTCTTGCTGGAACCGGAGGGACAACCTTAACACAAGGAGCTTTAGCTGCACAATTAGCTAATCCAACTTTAATACCAACAGCTTATGGAACTGCTGGAATTGGTGGTAGTCTTATTCCTCATGCTACACAAGCAGGTATATTAAGTGGAGCCAATGTTCCTCTGCAACAAGCTGCCATTCAAAATGTAGCAGGTTCTCAAGGCTTTGGACAATTTGGCCTTAGTCCTCAAAATATGGTTGCTGCTTCTCAACCATCTTCTACTCCCGTACTATTTGGAGCTAATAAGATCCCAACGGGTTCTGTTACTCAAGGATTACAGCAACAAATAGCAGGTTCTATTCCTAAAGCAGCTCCAGAACAAAAACTTAATTGGTTTGAAAAGTTATTTAGTTCTCCTGAAAAAGATGCATCAAAAAAAGAAACAGGAGGACTTTATGATACATTAATGTCAGAAGTAACTGAACATCCTTATCGAACAGGAGCTACTGCATTAACTCTAGCTTCTCTATTACCTTCAGGTGAAGAATACGAAGGCTATGAAGTACCTGAATCTACATTTGGAAAAGATGCAGGTGAGGCAGAGTTTATAAAGAAAGATCCTAGAATAGTACGAGAAGATCTAACAGATGAAGAAGCAGATCTTTTAGCTAGTGAAGGTGGAGACTATGGATTTTTTAGTCAAACAGCTTCTAATGGTGGTATTGTAGCATTACAAGCTGGTGGTCAGAGTGGTCCAAAAGCAGGAGGACATCCAGCTGCAATATCACGACAACAACAAAGTATTCCAAGAAAACCAGATAGACCATCTACTCCTATACCTCCTGAACTAATAGCAGAATCTGCTGCACCATTTCAAACTAGATTGTCTTCATTTAATGTAGATGATATATTATCTAAGATAGGTGGAACATCTAATCCTGTAAGTATTTTAGATGTACCTAAAGTACCGTTAAATATTCCAGTAGGAATTACGAATCAATTAGATAGTTTAATAAATAGAGCTATAGAAACACCACAAATTTCTGAATCTCCAGATAATGGTGCATTAGCAGAGTTATTGAAGAGATATTCTACTTTATCTCAAGAACAACCTGTAATACAAACTTCAGCTGATGGTGGATCTATTCAATTAGCTACAGGTGGAGAATTTGAAGGACGAGTGCAAGGACAGGGAGATGGTATGTCAGATCAGATAGCTTTTAATGTAGTACCTCAGACTCCAGCTGATATACCGAATACTCCTGATGTAGCTTTACTAAGTACCGATGAATATGTTGTACCTGCTGATGTTGTTTCCATGTTAGGAAATGGTAGTAGTACAGCAGGATCTAAAATATTAGATCATTTTAATCAGACTATGAGACAAAAAGCTCATGGAACAAACAAACAACAAACTCAAATTAATGCAGGAAAGGAGCTATCCAGACTAACATAAAATGATTGTATTAAAAATAGAACCTCAGTATATAGATGTTCTTTGGCCTTATGTAGAACCTCTATTGAAGAAACCAATGGAACGTACGTTAGATGAAATTACATTAGAAGATATTAAAAACTGGCTAAAAGCAAACCAACAACAGCTTTGGTTAGGTGTAGATGAGCAGGAACAAGAAATTATTTTAGCAATAACAACTCAAATATATGTATATCCAAAGCAATCACATTTACGTATACACATGGCAGGATCAAAAAAGCATACAATTGATAGTTGGATTAATGAATGGATAGAACCGATGGAAAAATTCTGTAAAGAAAATGAAATACGTTATTTAGAAACAGCTGGTCGAGATGGATGGACAAGATTATTAAAGAAAAAAGGATACGAAAAGTATTATACTGTTCTAGTGAAGGAAATAAAAGATGACTGATACACAAAAACTTATATCAACTTTGGGAATGCCAGAGAAAGTTACATTGTTTAAGGAATTATACAGTGAACTTTCAGGATATGGCATAGAAGGAGATACAGAACTTGCTCATGTAAATACATTTGAAGTTAGTCTTCTGAAATCTTTTGGTGGATCTGGTACTATTAATGAAGTAACGGGTTTACGAGAGTATAAAGGTGGTGGTGGTTCTCCTCCTCCGCCGCCAGCCTCTAGTCAGACAGTATCACAGACTTCAGAATTTCCTACAGAAATAAAACCATTTATTACAGATATTTTAAAAGAAGGTAAGGGTGAATTTGGTAGGGAAAAAGAAGAAGGATATCTAAGATTTCCCGGTTCTCAACTTGCTGGATTTACACCTGAACAACTAGCTGTTTTTGGTTTAGGTAGACAACAGTTTACAGGATTAGCTGGAACACCTCTTGGTCAAGCAAGCACATATTATACACCAGCATTAGCTGCTACTGGACTTGGTACATCTGAGATAGGTACAGGAGATATAGCACGTAGAATGGACCCATTCATACAGAATGTGGTAGATGTAGCCAAGAGAGAAGCAGGAAGAGATGAAGAGTTAGCTAGGCAGCAACGTGCAGCACAAGCAGTAGGAGCTGGATCATTTGGTGGTTCCAGACAAGCTATATTAGAGGCTGAAGGAGAAAGAAATCTTGCAGAAAGACTTGGTGATATTCAGGCACGAGGATTATCCACGGCATTTCAGAATGCACAACGAGCAGCTGAACAACAACGAGCCAGAGAGATGACAGGTGGTAGGCAGTTTGCAGCATTGGGAGATATAACAGGAACACGAGCACGATCTGATCTGGCAGGTTTATCAGGTATAGGTGAAGTTCAGCAGCAACGTCAGCAGCAAGCATTAGATATTGCACGTAGAGAATTTGAACAAGAAAAGGCTTTTCCTCAAACTGCTTTACAACGGTATGCCTCTCTTATTAGAGGATTTCCTCTTGCTCCTAACCAACAGCAAGTTACAACTACTAGAGAACGACCTCCCTCTTTTGCTTCACAGCTAACAGCAGCTGGATTAGGAGCTGCTGGTATGTATGGTATGTTTGGAGGATTTAATCCTACTCCTCCTCCTGCTGCTAGTGCTGCTGGTGGTCTCGTAGGACTAGCTGAAGGTGGTACAGTACAACCACAAGAAGGAGTAACTAGTGGTAGTAAAGCTGGTAGTGGTGGTGGTGGTAAAGCTGGTGGTAATAATAGATATCTAAAATTATTGATGATGAACCCAGAGATTGCTAAACAATTAAAAGACAAATTTGGATTAACAATTGATTCAAGTGGAAACTGGAGCAGGGCTGTTAATCAAGCAGCACAACAAATTAGACAGCCTTTTGCTAATATTAATCTAGGAAATTATATCAAGACTAAGAGTGATGGTGGATTGTTATCAGTTATTAAGAGAGCAAAACAAGGTCCAGTATCATTAAGTGAAAGATTAGATCCACGATATAAAACAACTGAGCTATTTAGTCCTGAGTTTATGGAAGAATATGCATCTAAGGATTCTTCAGAAGCAGAACCTGTAGTAATTCCTGAAGTTCCTAAGGACGATCCTCCTCTTACTTCATATGAAGAGCTTATGGCAGCACAAGTGGAATTACTAAACAGACTAAGAGGAGAGAAAACTTTATTACAAGCAGATGTAACTGAAACTGAAAACTTAATTAATAAATTATTAAAGGACAGTCCAGAAAAAACAAAAGCAGCTGAACAAAAAGAAATAAGAGATTTCTATTTAGAAGAACAACGGTTAGCTGAAGAAAACAAAAAGAAAATAGGAGAACGATATGGGCAGAGTATGGGAATGGCTGCTTGGTCAGCTGCTCCCCATTTTCTAGAACCCGGAAAAACATGGGGAGAACAAGCAATTTCAGCAAAAGAGTCAACACTCCCACGTATTGAACAAGCTCAAGCAGATAAATATGCTGCTGAAGATTTAAGTACTGAAGCTGCACGAGATAGACGATTAGCTCAACGAGGTGAAGAGAAGTTAGTTGATGATATGATTTGGGAAAATAGATTAAAACGTATAGATCTAAACCGAGCTAAGACAACTGATAAACTAAAACTTGCTGCCTTAGATAAAGAAGCAGCAGCAATACATTTAGAAATGGAAAAATATGAACATCAGCTTAAACTATCATATGGTCTTGGTAATATAGAATTAGGTGATACAAGTTCTTTAGTAGCTGATATAGAATCAGGTATGTATGGAGATATTATAAAGTCTATGGATAAAGTAGCAATATATGCTATGGTACAGCAAGCTAAACAAAATATAATAAATAAATATTCTAGACCTGATGCTGAACCGATTGTAACTCCAGAGCAAACTATCTTAGAAGTAGAACGGGAAGTACAAAGATTGGTAGCTGCAGAACTAAAGAGACAACGACAAGCTGATCTAAACAAAGGAAATAAAGGAGGTAAAGGAGATGGAGAAAAGACAGGTGCTGCTCCTTTAAGTCAAACAGCTATAGACGCATTAAATACGAGAGTATACTAATATATATTTAGGGAATTATTATGGCATTAAGTATTGAATCTAAATCATTTCATGATATAAAAAATCATATCAATTCACTAAGTGAAGTTGGTCAGAAAATAACTCCTGATGTTATTCGATCTGTAGTGGATAACTATGGTGAAGATA